AAGAATGGCTTCAATTTCTTGTAGTTGGCCAAATCGAGTTTCTACGTTTGCTGGCATCATTGCGGCAGCCTTTTCAATTCTACCAGATATTGCTGTTTCCTGTTTTGCAAGAATCAGTTGATCCTCGTAATACTTTACAGCATCGGGTATTGTTGAAATATCCTTGGATACCTTATCATACCAATTAATCATATTAACCCCAATCTTCGTCCTCGTCATCTGTTGGCTCATCGCTTATTGCGTATTCGATTGCACCGTCCAGATACGTGTCTATTCCCAACATGCCTTCTAGCACACTTTCATTCACACCATAGTCCAATAGTGTTGTAATGTATTCCTGTGCTACACCTTCTTTATCCTTTTCAGGAATGTGTTCACTCATGACATTCCAAATATCAGCGAGCAAATCTTGATTCATACCCTTACTCTCCATTAACAGATTCTACTTCTTTTTCCTCTTCGGCTTCATCTGCAATAGCGGGTTTATCAGCAAGGTCTTTCATAACCATGTCTAATTTTTCGCCAGTCCAATTTTTTCTGTATTCTAAATGCACTTCGCCGTTGAGGTCAGTGTATTTAAGTCTATTTCCATCTTTCTTGATTAATCCTTTCGCTTCGAAAAGATCAACTAGTCCACTGTATGGATCCATGCCAGTTTCATATGGAATTTTAACTTGAACTGCTTCAAATGGTTTTGCGTAACGTGTTTTCATAACCTTACAGGCTGCACGAATACCACGCACATCAGTTACCTTGTTACCATCTTCATCTTCTTTTAGTTTTAATTTACGCATTGCAACAACAATTGAAGATGCATAGATAAATCCTTGACCACCTGAAATCTTATCATCTGGATCAAACATATCCTGTGATGCGTATGTGTGATTGGTTGCTACCAATCCAACATTATAACTACCAAACATATTGACACAGTTTCTTACAAGTGCTGTTAGTGCCTTGGGTTTTCTACCCATGTCACCTTTCAAATCACCCTTACCAAACTGGTCAACGTCTGTGGGTGTTAATAACATACCCAACGAATCGATGACAAATAATACCTTAGGACGATCTTCTTCAGCCATGTCCCTGTATTCTTTCATGAATTCTGATACCGTTTTCGCAACATCGTCAATCATGCTCATGTTTAGTTTAAGTAATTTTTCTTCACTCGTATCAACGTCCAATGCATGTAGCCATGCTTCGTCAAGTGCGTTCTCCGAGTCAACAAGGACTACAAAAATGCCTTGTTCCTGTGCTGCTTTCACAATGTTACCTGCTGCAATATAGGATTTACCCGCACCAGATTCACCTGCTAATACAGTTACTTTTCCTAGTGGAACACCCTTATGGAAGTCACCGCTGATCAAATAGTTTAGAGCATAGTTTCCTGTTGAAATCCAATCAGTAGGATCATTAAATCCAATACCTAGTCCGTCAATGCTCTTTGTCAGACTCTTTCTAAATTTAGTTACGTCAAATGCTTTTGCCATAATATCCTTTCCTTTGTTAAGAAGTGTGTGAGACCTCGCTGATTACCGAATGGAGGTTTTTGCCGGAACTCACACACAAACTCGTTTACTGCTGTTGTCTGTTACGGATCATTGCAAGAATGTCCTGAGCTCTGTTTGCACTATCGGAACTTTCCGCCGGTGCTTCAGTTGCTGCTGGTGCCGCTTCAGTTGTTGCAGTTTCAGTTACTGGAGCCGCTGGTGCCGCAGTCGCTGGTGCCGCAGTTGATGTAGATTTGTTAGGATCACCCGTAGCCTGGCCCATGCCTGCTGGCTTAAAGTATTGACCCCACTTGTCCATATCATATGCCTCGCCATCAACAGATGCTTCGAACATTTCTTTCATTACCTGTAGTTCAACTTCAGTTGGTTTCTTAGGTAGGAAGTCGTTTAGATTAAACAGTCCGTGAGTATCAATTGCTGCTTTTTCCTCATCAGTTAAAGCACGTTCTCTACGTGACCACTGTGAAGTTGAATAGTCAGCATATCCACCTTTGGATGTTTTCTTAATACGGAAATCAACACCCTTCATATAGTCTGTTGGCAATTCTTCCAATTCAGGATCCATTAATGCACCCTTAATGATTTGGAAAATTTGTGGACCAATGATAAAGCGTCTAATTGGATTTTCTGGTTTAGAATCTTCATTTAGAGGATCATCTGAAACGAAACCTTGGAAGATGTATGAACGCTTCTTCCAATACTTACGACCCATGTCTTCTAATGATTTATCTTTGAACCAAGGACGAACTTCTGAAAGAATTGGACACGGTGTTCCGTCATTATACATTTCCACGCATGGAACTTGAACAATTACGTTACGGTTGTCTGATTCGCCTTTAATACCTGCGAAAGGTAATTTGATCATTGCACGTTCTACCCAAAAGAATGTGTTATCACTGTTACCGTCTGGTAAGAAACGGACTACCGCTTCCTTGCCTTCTTGCATATTCCAATGTGGGTAAATTGCGTTGTCTCCGCCACCAGTAGAATTACCAGTTGAGCGATTTTGTTGTTCCGCTAGTTTTGCGCGGATTTCTGCTAATGATGCCATTTTGTAGCCTCCTTTGTTTGCCTAATAAAAAAATGTCATTTATGCCTAATGCATA